GCAAGGATATTCTCCTTGCAGACCCTTTTTCACCCAAGCCCTTTACCAGGCTTGGGCACATGGGATTTTTATATCCCTTATTTATTGGACTTATTAGGCCCTTAGTTGGACTTATTAGGCCCTTTAGATTTGGAATTTATTAACCCTGTGTGTGAATGGTTACACATTTTACACCCACAGATAACCCCTTTGTTATTAGATAACACAGACAGACTTTAGTTTTTATGGATTAGATTTAGACACTTAGTATACGAACACACAGCTTATGAAGGCCAGGGCTTATCACCTGGGCCAATTTACACATAAAATCTTTTTATGGCGATTTAGAGGCCAAAGATAGGTAGAATATTAGATTGTTAGATAACATTATGTATACACAAGTTATTTTCTTATTAAATACATACACACTATATTTTACTCAAGGTATAAACATGGAAGATCACACACACACAACAACAGATTTAGAACAAGTTCTCACTATAAATGAGACACAACAAGTTATTGAAGAAGAGCAACGTACAACTACGCGAGAAGACGCGCATGTTGATGCTCCTCAAGATAACATACAGACGATGGATAATTATGTCATGAATATAGCAGAAGTTACAGCAAGAAATATTTTAGAAACACCTGTTATAATCACTACTGTTGCTTGGACTACTGGTAACACAGTAGGTCAACGACTTTATGGTTTTAACATTCCAGATATTTTTACAACACTTAAGAATTTCCACGACACGATGCTTACTACTTATTCGGCTTTTAAACCGACTATCAAAATACATTTTAAGCTTAATTCCACACCTTTTCATCAAGGAAAGATCCTATGTTGGTACAACCCCTTGAACCAACTAGGACCTTTCCCTGCTGAAAAGTCAATTTCACTTACATCAATTTCAATGATGCCGTCCGTTTTCTTGGACGCATCTTTAGCTAATTCAGGAGAGATTTTAATACCATTTGAATTTTATAAGACATATTTTAATACAAATTCAGATTCAGGCTTACCCCCTATGGGAAGCATTAATATTACAGTTTTTAACCCTTTAATTTCAGCAGCAGGATCATCAACGAATGCAACGATACAAGTTTTATTGTCATGTGAGGAATTACAACTTCACTTGCCGATAGCACCACATACTGTTCTATTTTCATCAGGCACTATTTCAGCCGCATCATTAATACAGACAGAAGCACAAGTTTTAGAAGGAATTAAAGAAGGTTTTGGAAAAGTAAAAGATGGATTTATTGGAGCAAAGAATGCGGTCGGAACTGCCTATGGAAATTTCAAGACAGGAAATTTCTCAGGTGGTTTTGATGCAGTAGGAAAAGGATTTTCATCAGTAGGAAGTATATTTAAAGTTTTTAATTTAGATAAGCCAGCTATAATTGACGCAACTACTCAGAATTGTATATACCCAGTTTCACCACTGGCACATATGCGAGGAATAGATAGTAGTGTTCGATTAGGAGCAGCACCAGAAGCAGGATATTTAACTCATGAATTATTTTCATCAACAGCAGGATCAGAACACTTAATACAACATTTAACACAGATGAAAGGATTTCATGACACAACAACATGGGATACATCAATGGCCCCAAATTCAGTTTTAGGAGTAATACCTGTGGCCCCTTGGTACTCACCAACCGGCCCAACATTAACAGTAGGAACAGACACATATTTTAGTTTAGAGAACACCTATCTTAGTTACTTAGCAGCATTCTTCAATTTTTGGAGAGGCTCTATGTCTTTTAGATGGGATTTTGTATCATCAAAAATGCATAGTGGAAGATTAGCTTTTATTTTCTTCCCAAATGACGATCCCAACTGTAAATATGGATCATCACCCGCAAATTTAGATTTATCATTATTTTCAAATTACCCTATTTATTATTTTGATTTAGCAGAGAGCAAAACAGCAGAATTAACAATACCCTTTCAATCAGGCACACACATGAAATGGATGTTACCCGCTCAAACAAGAGTGGCAAGCAGACCATTACCAACACAGTTAGAGAATTACATGACAGGAACATTAGCTATAGTTGTCGTCAATCAATTGATGGCACCTAATAGCGTATCACAATCAATTACATTCAATTCCTTTGTTGGAGCAGGACCCGATATGGAATTTGAAGCGCCCGCAACAGGAGATTTTGGCTATTTTTATGAAGATTTAGGCTACACTCCCCCACTTATGACGGAAGCGCAAGGACAGGAAGACCCCCAACCCACACGATCAAATGACGTACACCCAAAGAATTACCTATTCAAAGCCGGTGGGCCCGTTAAACGTTTAGACGCGTATAATGAGCACATCGACGATGTTAGAGATTTAACACGAAGATATACAATTAAAGATACAATTACATTACCGATGACTTTGAATGCTACCACAGGTTTTTATGATGGTGCGATTTCAGTTTTAAACTCACCCACGAGTTTAACTGAAACCGCAGCATTTACTAATCACCTGAGGTATCAATCATTCTTATCGAGAATTTCAGAGATGTATGCGTTTTGGCATGGATCTATTAGATACAAAATTTTACCTTATGTTACACGAAATACAAATTTACAATTAACAGCTAGTTATAATTATGCACCACAATGGATAAACTCACCCGGAGGACCGGGCACATTTTATAGCTTTTTAGAAAATACGGGTGATCCTGTCTCTTGGACGAATGTTTCACAGCAATCGGCCCTAGAGGTAGAATTACCATATTATTCGGTGTACACACAATTAGCAACATCACTTATCAACACACCTTATGTTGGAGCCCCAGTTAACTTAGCACCACAATGTTATGGAACTGGTTGGCTTTCAATTAATGCAAGGACATCAGATACAGCGGCCATGAGGAAGGTCGGAGACAATTACTTTTTAGATTTACACGTTTTAAATGCTGGAGGAGACGATTTAGCTTTTTCGTTGCCTACAGCACCCCCACAAACATGGTATTTATAATCTAGTTTTCATATTCACCAAAATAGAAAAACCCAAAAATAGATATCAAGAATCACATTACCTAACCCAAGATCAAGACATTTATATTATGATATAATGGCTAGTAATCTAATGTTAAAGAGTATAGAGCTATAGTATTCAATTAATATTCACCAAACACGGATGTTAATAGAATAATTTTATCTCTATATGCAGAAAACTACGCGCTGCGGATCAACACATCGTGAGGTGTGCCCCAGTGGCCAAAAGCCCAGTAGTTAGTATGACATTAGCCGAGAGCTGATTTCTTATAAATCAACCTTTTAGGTTAGGACAGTGGTGAACTGATATAACTTCACCCGCCTTTAGTATTCGAGGCGTTATAAAATGGTTTTCAGTAAAATGATAACCCAGAACACGTATGAAGCTTTGCAACCAAGGAGAACGTTAATCTCTAACGGCAAAGGTATTATGGAGTTCGTACAGAATGGACTATCCCCTCAACATGTAGGTTAATGTTACCCCCAAAAATTATTTTTATTATGGCTACAACGACAATGATAACGAGTTTATGTTCAGATGCTTTCAATAGCGTTAAGAAGACAGCTTCTGCCCTAGCAGGTAAGAATGCTTATACGAATGCAACTTATAAATTAACTTGTAACCAGGCCGGTTGGTCAGATCTAATGGCTCTTTCATCAGAGTTAAAGGATTTGGTCGATCGAGTAAAGTCCCCAGACTTTCAGAACCGAGTATTACGCAACGTGGTTTATGTTGGAGTGAAATGGTCATCACAGACCCCCACTTTAATAAATATCATGATTGAGATAGTACAGTTATTAGATAATGTTTTTGGATTAATTAAAATAGACATGATGGAGCTTTCACGGAAAATTGCTGAGTTCACACAAACAGCAATTGAATATTTGGTTAAATGCGCAACGAAAGTTAGTACGCGCGTTAAGGCAACTATACAAACGGAAGCCCAAGGAATGGAAGACATGCTAGATGACTGGTCTTTAACAGGATTAGCCGCTGGCGTAGCAACGATTTTAGGAGGCCTTATGGTTGGAGTTGGAGCTTCAAGCTTCAGCGACGGCTGGAAGGTCATCAAAAGATTTTCAGATTATGGCAGATCTATTAGTAACCTTGAGAGAGGAGCTAGATCGGCTTGGACGATAGCAGAATCAGTTTTTACTGCTATTCACAAATTGTTTCAGAACATTTTAGGAAGGAAGTCATTGACTCAAGCACAAACTCAATTCCAGAAATCAGGGATAGATATTACGAACTATATTGACCAAATTAATGGTTTTGTAGATCCAATGATGTCTTTTGATGAAAAGAAGAGAATTTGTACACTTGATTATATGAAGAATTTGAGATGTACGGCAAATAAGGTAGAAGGATTATTAGTGAATGACCTAGTGAAAGTTTCGACTGTAGCTAGACAGATTATTATATCCAAAATTAAGGAATTGCGAGATTTCTTGAAAGGAAACAATTTCCGTGCTGGAGATTTGGAGAGAGCGATACCGTTCGGAGTCTGCTTCGTTGGAGCCCCCGGATGTGGTAAATCACTCGGAGCTAATTTATTAGCTCACAAATTGACAGAGTATGGAGTTGTAGAAGGATCTCCATACAAACAAGGAGATATCTACTTTTGGATGCCTATAAAGAAATTTATGGACAATTATGAACAGCAAGCAATTGTTATGATTGATGATATGGCTTGTACTACGGATGCAGCAGGGACAGAAGCCCCAGAACATAAACTTTTACAAATGTTTAGTAATGGAGCTTATTACCCAGAGATGGCGAAATTGGAAGAAAAAGGACGAGCTTTTATTAGCGAAGTCATTATTGCTTCAACCAATACTGCTTACCCAGAGTATAAATCATTGAGAGACGGAACAGCACTACACAGGAGACGAAATTTGCTGTTCTCACAATATAAGATTGCGGAAGACGGAAGTCAGATGGAGAATTGGCGTTTTAAGAGAATGCACCCCGTCCGACCAGCACCAGCTCATGATGGAATTATGGATCACACGATCTACACTTTTGAGGAAGTAGTAGCTATTGTAGTTCATCATTTAGAAACTTGGAGAAAATCAAAGACGACTAATGTTTCGCAGGTTAAAATAAATCCTAGATTTATGGCAGCCCTACGAAACAGAGAAGTTTTCTCCAATGATGAAACATTAGAGCAGAGACAGATACGAATGTCCGAGCCCATTGTTATGGAAGCTCAGAACCGAGAGAATGAGGAACCGCTTGGAAAACCCCCCGCTATTGAGATGGATGGAGCCCACTGGGTTGATATTCAAATGGATGAAGAAATGGAGGATTTTGATTGGGATATGGAATTCCCACAAGGAGCAGGACCAACGGAAGAAGAGCAACGATTAGCAAGAGAGCAATGGATTAATGAAGACTTAGCTGAAGAATTAGCAACCTATGGACACCCCATGAAATTATTAGTGATTAAGAACTATCAAGGTTTTTATGAATACTGGTATGTGGATTGGAATGGAAATTGGCGCAATTTTGAGGATGCGAAGGAATTCTTTGATTTATTGGATACCGATGACGAAGCTTATGGAGTTAGAGAATTTGCGAAAGAAGCCGGAGCTGATTGGTCTGTAGAGAGAAATCACTACGATTATTGGCGTATACATTTGGATTATATATCAAGGACTTATTTGGAATTATTAGAAGTGAGAGAAGTTTTGCAGACAGATATTCAAATGATGGAGATGGATGAGATCTTCGATGAAGGAGATTATGGCCCAGAAATCTATAATGGAGTTCAGGTCGTTTTCAATGACACGAAAGATGAATCTTGGTATAAGACTTATGATAAAGGTTTTAAATTCCTAGCTACTAAATTGGAAGACATTTGGTATGTTCGGACGAACTGGATGACTGATATTCAATGGGATTGGGTAGAGGTAGTCTGTGGCATATTGGCTGGTGTTGTACTTATAACCGGAGTTGTTAAATTAACTAAGTTGTGGAAGAATGCTGGCAAGCTGATGGAGCCGGAAGGTCTAAATTATGATGGACGTACCGCATTGAAAGATGTAGTTGTTCATCACCCGGAATCTGTAATGTATGACGCGAAAACTAGTTTGCCAAAGGCAAATGTGGTGTTCGAAGGAATGCAGTATGATCAGAAGCAAGGATTGAATAAGACTTTGGTTACATTACCAGAAGGTTGTGCGAATTCAAATACGCGCGACATGCTACAAGGACGACTGAGAACTAATACTTATTGGTTGGTCATTCGAGGAGATGGAAAAACAGCCTCATCGAACGCAGTGATGCTAAGAGGCACGGATTTACTATTCCCCAAGCACAACTTGATATTTTGGGAAGGCGCTTCGAATAATATGGAACTCGAATTTGAATTAATACGAGATACAAATATTATGAGAGAGTCTATACCACTAGGTCGAGTGAAGATCAGTGCAAAGAAGGATTTCGCTTCAGTTAGGATGTCTTGTGGTAAGGTTCATTCTCATAAATCAATTTTAGAATGGATTGCCCCAGAAGAATCTTTAGGTAAACGTATAAATGGCTTTGATTGCGCCACCGTTTGCATAGATCCAGATGATACTCGCAAATCAGTGAGTTATCATTATGGTCGAGCAGATATGGCTAGAGCGCAAGTGAATAAAAACGGACGCTATATGTACATTGCCCAAGGATATAACAGCACCTTAATTGGAGGAAAAGGATTGTGCGGCCGCCTATTAGTTGATACAACAAGCGGATTGGACAAGCCTATAGTAGGTATGCATGTTTCTGGAGTTGCCAATGAGAACAATTCTTTTTACTACCCACTTTCACGAGCGGATTTGGTAGATTTTATTGCTGACGAACCATTGGATACAGTGCCACAAGCACTTGAATTTTCAGAAATATCAGAAAGGTTTATGGATTTCTTTGTTGAGACAGAAGATGAAACTAAGATCAAGGAACAATCGTATATTAGCTGTGAGGGATACCAACATTGCGCATTAGTGAGCAAGAGATTGGAAGTGAAACCCAATTATAAGACTAATTTTGAACCGACAATTTTGCATAATAAAGTAATGGATAATTTGCATGTACCATCACCTCTGAGTATTTATAATCAAAATATTGACCCAGAGATTAGAGCCCAAGGAATAGAACCCCAAGAATTGGCAGAAGGTAAGTACAATAAGATGACGCGCCCATTTAGTAAAAATCTTTTAGATTTTGCTAAGGAAGGCCTAAAGACGCTTCTTATGCCTATCACATACCATAATTGGGAAGTTTTGGACCTAGATACCGCCCTTAATGGAGACGGAGGACATCTAAAACAAATGGATATGCATACATCACCCGGAACTGAATATCAGAAATTATCGGATGGGCATAAAGGAAAACATGCCTTTGTTCGAAGGACTGAATTGAAAGACGAAGAAGGAAATTTGAAACCTGAGAGCGACCAGAAGTGGGAAGTCAGGGATGAAGAACATAAACCGACAGGTGTTGGTGGAGTTCGGAACCGTGGAAAGTACCTACTGGAAGATCTCGAACGAATTGAAACAGATATGAAGGAAGGACGTGAGTTCTTTACGGCAGCTTCTTCTAGTATGAAGGATGAAACTCTACCAATAGAGAAAGTCAAAATAGCGAAAGTTAGACTTTTTATGACATTGGCAATGAGTATCACGATTCTTACGAGGAGGTATTTCGGAGCATTCCTGGCAGCTACCGTAGCTTACTGCACGCAAATTCCTCTCGCTATTGGTGTTGACGCTTATGGACCACAATGGACCGAAGTGTATAGACGCATGAATAGATGGGGAGGCAGATGTATTGCTGCAGACTTCAAATCATTTGACAGCCAGGCTGATGGTGAATGCATGCTTAACGCAGCTGAAGCCATATCAGATATATATGACAAAAAGAATGGAACCAAGGACAGGATTGGACGCCGGGTGCGATATGGATTGATTTATCTTTTCATTCACACTTATGTTGTCTGTAGGAATGTGTTATATCGGAAGAAACAAGGAATGCCATCAGGCGTACCAGTAACAGCACCGTTGAACTCATGTGTTAATCTTCAATATTTGTTGATGTGCATAAAATCTCTTACCAATGAGGCAGGATTGAATTTCACAGTGAATGAATTGATCTCTAAGCTAGAATTTCTAGTTTATGGTGATGATTTCGTTGTAGCAATTCACCCAGAGCTCGAAGCGATAGTAAACTTTAAAACTATGCGAGACTGGTTAGCCCGGTATGATATTATTATTACACCAGAAACTAAAAATGGAGAGGAATATGAATTCCGAACGATGACTAATGAGGTCACCTTTCTGAAGAGGAAATGGGTTCCAGAACCAGGAGACTCTACCAAAATACGCGCCCCGATTGAATTAGAAACAATTGCAGGTATTATAAATTGGCAGCGCAAAGGACATCCCCGAGTGGAGATGATGAAGAGTCTAATCGAAGAAAATTACTTGCAAGAATTATTTCACCATGGACGTGAACCTTATGAGAAGGGTTTACAAGCACTAAATGATGCATTGGAGGAAGAACGCCGACGAGGCCGTTTGCACCCCCTAATGACGCAGCATTATGCGAATGATTACGCTGAACGACACCAGAGATGGTTAGAACAGTTTAACTAAAGAAACTCGAGCCACTAACACCGGCATCGTATTGTTTTCGCGTTCTACAA